GCGTCTAGGAGTGGAGTCATGTTTCCAATGTAGTTGCAACTTGCGCAAGTTGCAACACCGAAACTACATAGTTTCTGGAAAAGCAAGTGAGGGTCGGGCAGACTACCGAGGTGTCCTCATCTATCTCTGCTGTGCTTGCGTCAAGGCTTTCAACGCGTGGGGCGAAAACCGCTCTGGCTGAGGCTTTGGGTGTTTCTGCCAGCACTGTTGGGCGGTGGGCCGATGGATCTTCCTCGCCCCACCGTGACCAATGGTCAGCTATTGAGGATCACCTGGGGCTCGACCCTGGCAGCCTCGGAGGTGAAGCGAGCGACGTGCTCAAGCGGCTTTCCGTTGTAGAAGGAGAGCTTCAAGAACTTCGAGGTCGTGTCTCAGTTCTCGTTGAGCTTCTTCGATCCGATCGAGAGCGTCAGTGAGCATGTTGTCAGTGGCGGGGTCGGTGATGGCGTGCGGGGTGGGTGAATCTGACATGACGGCATTATTGCTCTGCACTACCGACACTGAACCTCAGATACCGGAACATGCACCGAATATCCACAAGGGGAGCGCGTCGCCGATACATCGTTCGGCGTTTGTGACGCCACAGAACCACTACGTGGCTGTGGTGCGATGGGGATACCATCTGGTTTTGATCGAGGGGAGCGGCTGTGAGTGATGTGCAGGTAGCGGCGGATTGGTGGCAAGCATCCGACGGGAAGTGGTACCCGCCTGGACTGCAATCAGGGCAGAACTACTCCTCAATCCCGACTGTGGTACTGCCCCCGGATCAGGTGTTTATTCCCGCTGCGGCTAACTCGATCGAGAACCTCACGACCCCGTCGCATGCAGCGACCCGTTCGCCTCGACCTTGGACGAAATGGGCGGCAGTGCTATTGGCGCTACTCGTCGGGTTTGGTTTAGGTGCAGTCGCTTTCGGAACAGACATGTGGCCTGGATCAACACCCGCAGAGAGGATCGACGCTGCGATGGACAAGCACCAGCCCGAAGTGCCCTCTTTCTGGTGGTCATCAACCGATGGTGTCGCCGAGATCACACTGACCGGTGACGGGGACGAGATCTACTTCGCCGACACTGAGCAGGCAATGAACGACGTTCTGGAGGACTTGGGGTTCAGTACATCTATCGGGGTGAAGATGGGCAAGACCCGCGCGCTTGACGGAACCCAAGAAGCGTCGTCGGATTGCTGCACCGCCTCATGGACTTACCACCCTGACGACGGGCTCCAACTGCTAATCGAGCCGCGCCAGTAGCCCAGGAAATCTGTAAATCCATCCGTAAATCGTTCGTCCCAGGGCGTGCCGGGAGGTCCTGCTGGAACCCGGAACCATTGCAATTAGTGCGACCTGGTGCGCCATGGGACGAACTGCGGAGACTCATAATCCCTTGGTCGTGGGTTCGAGCCCCACCGGCCCCACGCCTCGAATCCCTTGCAATTACAAGGGATTCGTCGTTTCGGGGCGATGGCCGGCCACGGTCGCTGGCCCAATATCCGTAACAAAATCCGTAAATGACACCGGCCGGGCGTAGAATCACCGAAAACGAGAAAGCCCCGCCGACCGTGCTGCGCGGTACGACGGGGCGAAACAGACATGGGAGGTCTGCTAATGCTCGATTGTAATCGCTACCCCCGACACTCGACGTGAGGGGCACACGGCGCGAGCGGTCGCCCGGTGTGTGGGAGATCTCCGTGTCCCTCGGCGTGAAGGATGAGCGGGGCCGGTACCGCCGCGTCTCGCGCACTGTGCACGGCAACAAAACCGAGGCGGAGAAAGCGTTGCGGGCGCTGATCGGTGAGGTGGAGGCGGGCAAGCACCACGACCGGCCCAGCGCTCACCTCACGGTCGCTGAGATACTGCACCGTTGGTTTGAGGCTGAGCAACCCGGGTGGTCGCCTGCGCACGCCGCGCAGACGCTTCGAATCATCGAACAGCGCATCGTGCCGAAGTTCGGTTCCGCTCGAGCTGGGGAACTCCGTGCACCGGCGATCGAGGCGTGGCTGGCGCACCTCAGCAAAGCTGGACGCCAAGATGGCGGTGGGCTGAGCGATGGTCAGGTCCACAAGACGAAGATCATCCTCGCCGCAGCGTACGCGGACGCTGTCCGTCTCGGGGATCTCCAGCATTCCCCGATGCTGGTCGTCAGGGTCCGCAAGGGGCGTCGGGCGGACCGCGGGCAGGATCGCCGGACATCTCACACCGTTGCGGATCTGTGGCCGATGGTTGCTGCGGCGGAAGAGTTCCGGCCTGGGTTCGGTGTGTTCGTTCATTTGGCGATCATCACCGGGGCTCGGCGTGGGGAACTACTCGCTCTGCGGTGGTCAGATATCGACATCGCGGCCCAGTTGGTCAAGGTGGAGCGTGCCTTGTCCTTCGTTGGTGGGGTTCTACACGAGGGACCGCCCAAGAATGATTCCTCGATCCGGGCGGTACCTATCGATGCGGCCACCGTGGCGGCGCTGAAAGCGTGGCGGAAGCAGTTGGCCGAAACCTCGTTAGCTAACGGTGCGCGCCTTTCGAGCTCGTGGCGGGTCTGGCCGATCGGCACCGATTCGACCGGGGAAACACCGTGGCATATCGATACCCCTTCGAAATGGTGGCGGACCGTGGCCAACACAATCGGGCTCGAAACAACGTCGCTGCATTCCTGCCGCCACGCTGTGGCTACCACGATGCTGAGCTCCGGGGTAGATCCACGCACCGTGGCCGATCACCTCGGGCACGCCTCCCCAGCTGTCACGCTTGATGTGTATTCGGCTGCGGTTCCTGCTCGATCGAGGGCAGCGGTAGAAGCGCTAGCCGCCACTGTGATCCCCGCTACTTGACCCTTGACGCGCAGCAACCCCCGGCATGGGAGGGGATGCCGGGGGTTGCTGGTTCGCTGGGGGAGCGATCTGGTTACGCCGCTTGCGGGAACATCATCGCCGCGAACCATTTGTGGAGCGCCTCTGTGCTCGATGAGCTGTCGGCGAGATCGCGGGTGAATCCAACGTGCACATGGTCGGTGTGAGGGTTGGAGCCGTGATATGACTGCCATCCGCGTTCGGCGGTCCACCGTCGCCGGTTCCAAATGATCTCGCATACTCCGCATTGGGTAGCGGCTTTCGCGATCACAGCGGCGAGGAAATCCCCCGCCTGTGTTGACGGGACCATGAAATCCACAGCCCGCCCCACAGCGTGCAACGACCAGGAGCTACCGCCGCGTTGACGCCGCCGGTTGTAAATCCCGCCCATCTTCACCCCAGCTTGAGTGAACGCGAAGAGGATCACATCAGCGAATGCTTGGACGCCGTGCCGTGGCCCACGGTTGCGGAGCAGTTCCCCCCCTGTGACTGGTTCGTACGCCATCAGCATCCACCACCTTCGAGGGGGTCAACGTTGCCAGCGTCGGTGAGGTGTGTGGTGGCTTGAGTGCCGGTCACGAGCACAGCGAGCACAGCGAGGAGCGCTTGGCACCATGTTTGATCGGTCCACCCGAGGATTGGGGCGACCGCGCCGAGTACCGCTGCGAGCGTGTTCATGACGGCGCGCAAACGGCCCCCGAGGACGGGGTCAAATAGGTTCATTGTGGTTCTCCTGTGGTTGCGTCGAGGCGGGCTTCGAGGGCGTCGATCCGTTGGCGTAGGTCTTTGCGGTCCGCTTTGCACTCGAGGAGCTCCGCGTGCGATTCCGACGAGTTGCGGCGCGTCTCGCGAAAGCTAAGCGTGATGAGGATCACCGCGACCCCGAGGACGCTCCCTCCGAGGACTTGGCCGATCGTTGCTTCTTCGGTGAGTACACCGAGGAAGCCGAGCGCGGCGGCGATCAGCGACGAGAGCTGCTCTGCGGGTGACGGCATCTGGTGTCCAATCATCTGAGGAGTAGCGGCAGCCCGCTAAGTCGTTGGTTCGTGTCGCTGTACATAAGTGCCCCTGCGGGGGTCCCCGATGTCTGCCACGCCACACGGGAATTGCTAGCGATCGCGAATTCTGTGTTGTCCACCGTGAGTGTTCCGGTGCCGAGCAGAGAGATCGCCCCGTATACTGGGATGTAGTACCCGGTGAGGCGGCACCCAATGAGTGTTGCTGAGGCACGGTCGCCGACGTACACCGCGTAGGGTGCTTCGCCACCAGTGGTGCCGGTGTTCTGGGAGGCGTGAATATGGCAATGCTCGACAGTGACCGTGGGGTTCGCTGTGGCTGAGTGTGCCCGGATTGCTTTTGGTGCGCCTGTGCCGGTGGATCGCAGATCGAAGGTACAGCTCTCCACACGAGTTGTGCCGCCTGTCGCAGAGATTGACGCACCGTTACCGGATGTGCCTCCCGTGTTGCGGAATTCGCACCCAACAATTCTCATCGTTCCGGCGTCGGTGCCTTGGACTCCATTGCAATCAGCTGCAAGGTCAAACTTGCAGGACTCGACCACTAGCGACGACCTGGATGTGATGGCCGCTGTCGATGGTGTAATCCGGGCGAAGCGGCAATTCTTGAATGTTGTGCTCGCACCCGCAGAGTTGGAGGTCAGCACACCGAGCGTGGCGGAGGCATCAAAGTCGCAATCAACGAACCGGGCGAACCGGGCTATCCCATCAGCACCACCGGAGTAGTGCTGCAGTGCGTATGACGGGGTCGTGCCGAAGCGGCATCGCAGAAACTCGAACGCGACGCCTGGGTGGATGTACGCGCAGTGGGAACCGTCGAGGTCGTGAATGTGAGTGTCGACGGCCCACACGGTTTTGGCCGTGCCGTTCGATGGGCAGTACACGTTGAGTCCGCCGTTATCGGTCGTGATGTCGCAATCGTTGAGGTGGAGATCGAATCCTCCAGTGTCGGTGATGCTGCCCGCCTGAACTTGCACGCCCCTATACCATCCGGTCCCAGCACCTGCTGGTTTGGTGATGCGGACGCGCTCGCACGTCAGTTCACCTGTGGTGTTGGCGGGTGTGCCGCTTACGAGGATGGCGTACGTGTACTTGCCGCCTGCTCTGGGGATCGTCGGCCCTTGGAGGGTGAGATCTCGGAGTGTGACCGTCGCTGACCCGGCGACACTGAACCCCACCACATCGGTGCCCGCAGGACCAGAGGGCCACGAAAGAATCGTGCTGCCATCCCCCGCCCCTGCAACGGTCACACCAGTGGGCACAATGACCGATGCGGTCATCGTGTGAACACCGGGGAGGAGTTGCACCGTGTCGCCCGGCGCTGCGGTGCTCAGCACCGCTTGGAGCGCCGCTCCGGTCACGGCCGTCATGTGAACTGCACCACCGGGCACACAGGAGGCCCGTCTTCGCTCACTAGCATCGGTGCCGTGATCGCCGAGGGCCAGACACCGTAAGTCGTGTTCGTGACAAACCGCCGTGATGCTGTGCTTACCGCTGTGGGTAGCCCTCCCTCCACGGTCCACGGAGCCGGTGCGGTGGCGACCGTTCCAACGTTCCCCACGTTCGCGGACACCATCAGCCCTGCGCGCATCACCATGCCAGCCGTAACCGCTTGCGAGATCGCGATCGTTCGTGCCACCGGAGCGCTGGCAGAGACGGCCACATCGGCAGTGCTGAGCAGTAATGAAACTGGCAGCCCTGTGGCAGGGTCACACAGGTACAGCCCATACTGGGCGGTCGCCCCGGCCGAGAAATTTGTTTGGTTCCGCATCGAAACCGCTTTCAGTGTGCGGGCTTGAGCGATCGTGAGCGGCGGACCCCAATAGATCTTCCCCGCTGCTGGTGCGATGTAGAGCGCAGTGAACGGTGGAGCCCAAAAGTCTGCACCGATCCCGGAAATCACTGGGCCGAGCCCGAACGGAATGTACGCGAGTTTGGTCGGATCAATCCCAGCGTTCGCCGCTACCTTGATGTTGGTCACCGACCCATCCGAAGGTGTGCGCGCATCGGTGAACCTGGCATCATCGCCAGCAGCGACAGTGCCGGTGATGCTGCCGACCGCTAGCCCGATGATGGTGCGTAACGCTGCAGGGTCCGCAGCTTCGAGCAGCGACCGCCCCACAGCGGTTGAGGTCAGCGCAGCGAGAAGGGAAAGTGTCGCCGAAGCCGCCTGTTTCCCAGCCAGCGCAGCGGTGACTTCAGAATCGCGGGCGATACTGGAGGGCATCAAAACGTCGGGGAGTGTGCCGTCACCATCGAGACGCGCATACCCATCTGGCTGATTGGGGCCAACCAACCCGAGGTTGTCGATCGCCACTGCAACATCAGTGAGGTCCGCTAGGTTCTCGGCCGCGGTGAGTTTCCCGTCGAGCGCAGAGGTGAGCCCGCTGATCGCCGAGATTGGGTGAGCGCCGGCATCGTTCAGTCCGGTCAGATCAGCGTGGGCTGTAACACTGGGACCGCTAGTGCCACCGGTTTGGATGGTCCAAACAACCCGCGGGTCCTCCACGCTCGTGAGAACCACCTCAGTGATGTTTGTGGTGAGAGTGACACTCATGCCGCCACCGCCGATTGGGGGGTCACAGTGAGCCGCTCACGAAGGATGGTGGTGATATTCCCGTCGATCTCGATTTGCGCTTCGATCGTGTACACGCCCCCGGCTGTGATATCAGATGTGACGGTGTGATCGACCCGCCACGCGAGAGCGAGGGCCCCGATATCGGTGCCTGTGGTGGTGACCGCACCTACCCCTGTCGGGGGCGTGCCGGTGGTGGCGAGTAACCGCCCATCCTCTGTGGTGCCCTCCCGAATCTGAATCAGCAGTGTGCCATCATCCCATGAGCTCACGTCGCCGGTGATGGTCCACGACCACACCCAGTCGTCGCCACGCGTGCGGGTGAATAGCGCCTGTTTCGGGGTTAGTTCAGTGCATCCCATTGGGCCTCCTGGGGGACTAGAAACGCTTCTGAAGCGCCGGGGGGTGAATGATTCGGTGGGTCAGCAGCCGACCAGCTGCTGTGATGGCACCGGGCGGAATCCACTCCGCGTCGCCGAGGATGAAGGTTTCGAGAAATGCTGTGGATACCGAAGTGCCGGAGTAAGCGGTCGAGTAGGTACCTGGTGGCACCACTGGGCCGATGGTCAATGGTGCCGGGACTGGTGCCGTATTGAACGAAGACAAGGTGATCTTGCGCCCTCCAGCGGTGGAAGTTGCCGAAGTGCTCAACGAGAAGCTCGTTGACGTTGGGAAGGTGCCATCTCGTCCGTCGATCGCAACGCTCGACACGATCGCTGGTGATGAGGTGCCGTAGTATGTGCGCGCGCCCCACGTCCATGACACACCAGATCCGAACCATGACACCACCGGCTGAATGCGGGTGGTTGTTTGGCGCCGCACCCACGTTTCGAGTGTGTAGTAGGTCCCCGCTCCTGCCGGGTGGAACTGCTGCCTCGAAGCGATCTTCGTCCATGACGGGATTAGCGATGATGCCCCAGCAGCAGCGCTTTGCAGCATCACTGAGAACACGGTGAACTCCCCCGACACGAAGGACGCACCGAATGGGTAAATACCTGCAGGTGTGACACCAGAGCCTGTGGTGGGCGTACCGTTCGATGTGCCCGCCGATTCGGTGAGGGCCATTACGGGATCTGCACCGCGATCATCTCCACCGCTAGCCCTGACGCTGACGCTGGCGCCCCGGAGATGTTCCACCCGAACCGGACTGCTTGTGACCCATACAACGGTGTTGTGGAGAACACCGCTTCGGTCTGTCCTGTGGGCAGCGTGAGCGCCGGGCCAGGGATCGTGACCGCCGCACCGTTCACGGTGAGCGTCAACGTCACCGGCGCCGCAGGTGCTGTGCGTGCTGTGATCTTGATTGACCGGCCGTGACCTGGTGCAGCCAACGACATTTCCGGCACAGGTGAAGCGTCCAACCCCCACGTCAACACCTCGGTCGTGACCTGTTTCGCTTCCGGTGCTCCTGGTGTCGCCGGTGCGATCGCTTCGGAACGGCCACCGATCCCACCGCGTCCCATCCGTGCGATCAGCCGGGCTTGACGGTCGAGGAACTCGCGGCGAGGTGTAGCGAGCTCCACGGTCCATTCTCGTGTTTCAGAGGTTGACGGGTAATCCATCGTGATTGACGAGATCCGCCCGGAACCCTCAGATGTGGTGATGGTGTCACCAACGTTGAATCCGATAGTGGGGGTGATCGCGTCCACGCCGCCGTCATCCCACCGCAGCGAAATCGATGTTTCCGGGGCGTTTAGTGAGGCGATTTGATCGGTAGCGATCTGGAACGCTTCGGACGCTGTTTCAGCGGAGGTGCTCATCCACGCTGCCCGTTCACCGGTACCAACGGTCACCGTGCCGAGAGCGTAACCAGCGGTGATCTTGTCAACCTGCCCGGACTGATCGACCGTTGTTTCGTAGGAAAGAAGGTCAGTCGCGGGGATCGGTGTGGAAGCGATCGTGCCGCGTGCCGCCCAGCACGACAGTGCCAGTCCGATTGGTGCAGCGAAATCGATGTACCCGAGTGATGCCATTTGGCGGAGCACATCCAGGTAACTCGTGCCGAGGTCAACTGAGAACTCCGGGATCGGTGCCCAAGGTGTGCCGGATGAGTCGTTGGCATCGGTGAACGCGAGGGTCCACCCTGTGAGTTCGCCTCGTGCTTGTGCTTCCTCTAACAGGATTCGGAGTATCCGACCGGGGGTAAGCCCTGGCGGTGTAGCGGGGTACGGGAGTGTGACCCACCCTGGGAATGTTCCCGGCGCTGTGCCTTCTATGTATTCGATCGTGGCGGTTCCTGCGGTACCCCACACGGTCGCAGTGGTATCGCGTGTGACAGCGAGAGCGAACAGTCCGGGGTTTACCGTGCCAGTGCCGAGGTTCTCAACGCGTGCACGCACAGTATGCGTTCCCGCTGGGAGGGTCACGGTGCGGCACATCTGTGTGCTCGCCGCACGCGCTGATGGGTCCGACAAACCCTCGATGATGACACCATTGATCGCGATCCACCCGATGTCGTCATACAACGGGTAGAACGTGACCCGCTCGGTTTGCGAAGTTGTGAACGTGGTGTGGAAATAGCAAGTCCCTGGGGGATCGGCTGACCCTGTTGGGGCTTGCCCCCATAACCACTGCACCAGAGGGTTTGGTGAAGAACCCGGAACACCGTTCAGCCCGAGCGGCGGACCCGCTGTCCGGTCACCAATAACCCCCCGAACATGAGGCGATGGCCACGCTGAGGGGTCAACCTCTGGGCTCATCCACCCGAAATCACGGCGAGGTGAGAACGGAGCGTTAGTGCGGGCCAGAACAGGGGATTTCGCGAGCCGGGCTAGTAGCCCAGCCCCTTCGATCGTGATGACCTGCCCGGATTCGCCGTCTGGTGAAATATGAACGGTTCTGATCCTGGTCGGGTCGATCGTGAACCACGGATCAGGTGAACCAGCAGCGTTGATCGGTTCTATCCTCAGCGGACTGTCCAACTGGATCAGCGAAGCGAACGACGAATCAGCTTGGAGTGTGATCGACCCGCCACCAACCTCGTTCAAGGTTTCCTGCGGGGCGGAACACGACGTAACCCCGTCCGGTACCCCGCTCACGGGCCCCTGAGTGATTGTGCCGACGGTGGCTGTGCACGCGTTGTTCAGAACGCTAATTTGGATCACGCGAACACCCCCGATGGGACGATCAAATCAAGCGTTGCCGACCAGAACGCACACGAGGAAGTGTCGAGCAGGGTAAGGTCCAGAACCTGGACATTCGCTGTTTGAGTGCCGCCTGTGAATCTAGTCAGCGTTGCTGCAACTACCCCTGTGACCGCAGCACCAACGGGGTCCACCACAGCCGCTCGGAACGCTGCAACGTTCGCGTCGAGGCCTGCGAGTTGCGAAGCGGTAGCAACCCCAGCAGCGTCGTTATCCCCGATAAACACCATCGGCAACGACACCTCAAGGGAGTGGCGGCGGTGCATGTACGGGCGTTCACCAGCAACACCGGGGATCGTGACGTTCTGGTTCCGTTTCCGCCCAGCCTGAAACAGCGGCGTCAGATCCGTCACCCACCACGCCGGGCCGAGGCATGAGGTGCCGTTGATAACGAGTTGACCGACAGCGGGTGTAGGTAAGGCTGCCATCAGAGCTGTAGTCCTGTCACAAGGGTGCGGGTCTTTTGTGTCGCAGCGTCAGCGGCGAGGATCGGGTCCGTTGTGGAGATGTTGTACACAGGTGCGATCGTGAGCCCGCTGCCATCTTGGGAAGCGATCTCAGCGGAAAGGCTCGTCACCCTCGGCACTGCCGCTGCGGTGGTGATCGCGCTACCGAACGGGGTTTGCAACGACCCTGCGAGTTCAGCCGCCGCAGTGGCCGCTGAGGTGTTCGCCACAATCCCCGCAGTGAGCCCAGCCACAACCTGATTACCGATTTCAGCGAACACCTGCGATGGTGACTTGATCTTGAGCGCCGACTTGGTGGACTGGATCACCTGCTGAGCCATGACCGCCCCGGCGTTCGCTGCTGAGGATTGGCCCGCTGCGATCCCTATTTGGTACCCGGCTGCGACTTGCCGTGCCGCTGCAGTCGCCGCGGCGATCGTGTCCGGGGTGGAAAGCAGCAACCCGCGTGCAACACCTTCGTTCAACACCTTGCCGATAGCTTCGCCTTCCGCTGCTGCCACTGCTTTCGCTGCCGCGGCGAGCGCTGCTTGCCCGTCGCGGGCTTGTTGTTCCAGCTCGAGCTGCTTCTCCGGTGGGAGGGTGAGGAGCTCCTCAAAGAATTGGCCTTGCTTCTCCGGTGGAATAGCGAGACCTTCAGCGAGAAGCGCTGTGAACCCCTTGGTGTTCGCCGCTGAAATCCCGAACGCACGGCGTTGAAGCTCAGAAACCCGACCGGTGACCCCATCCACAGACGCTTCGATCGAGGTGTCTCCCTCGGTGAACACATCCGCTATTGACGGGACCGAATCAAGCGCTTCCTGTGCTCGTTTCGCTGATTCTTCGGTGAGCGCTGCAAGGTTCTCCTGGTTGAGCCGCGCTTTGTTGATAACAGCGTCGACAACCCCAACAGCGTCGGATGACCCTTTGAATACCTCGGTCATGTTCGCTACCGCTGCGGACGCGAGGTCCGTCCCTGTCGAGAAGGCGTCGAAAGCATTGCCACGAAGAATGTCCGCCTGTGTCCGCCTCAGTTCCTCATTCGCTCCCTTCGCCCCTGCAGCGATATCACGGAGTTTGTCGCCGATCCCGTCGGGCAGAAGATCGCCACCGAAAGCGTTGTCAATCACTTCCGCAATGTCAGCAGCATCAGCTAACGACGCCGCGGTTTCCGCGACGAATTGTGTGAGTTGGATGCCCGATGCGAGCATGTCGTCACCGAACTGCTTGACAGCCGGGGCGATCACCTTGATGAGGAGAATCCCGAACTCCCCCAGCACATCCACAACAGGTTCTAGGACCACCCCAGCGGACACGAAGATCTCAACGAGACCGTCTACCGCACCACCGTTCACAGCCTCGTCGATCACTCCGAACAGGCTGTCAAGCGCTGCCCCGCCAAGGTCGGCGATAGTGCCGATCACTGGGGAGAACTTCTCCACAAGGTCAGCGAACACCTCAGCGCCATCAGCGATCGTCGGCGCGAGCGTTTCGAACGCCTGAGCGAACTCGGTCGCAACGATTGTGAGCGGACCCTCAATCTGCGGGAGTACCCCACTGACCGAATCAAGGATCGGCGCAACCGATGGGAGTACCGCCTGGCCGAGGCGCGACTGGAAATCATCCCAAGCCGCTGAAGCTACCCGCAACTGGTTCGGGACAGACTCGCCAATAGTGCGGGCGAAATCGCCTTGAATGTCGGTGGTCTGCGCGAGGATCGCCTGGTACCTGGCCAGCACCTTCTGCTGCTGGGTGAGTTCCGCACCCGGTTTCGCTATCCCCGCAGCGTACGCTGCTTGATTAACAGACGCTTCGTCGAGGAGGACACCGTATGCCCGGATCGGTTCGGACTCGCCGCGTAACGCCGCCCCGAACGCCTCAACCGCTTGCTGCGGTGTTGTGTTCTTGAACGACGCCGCATCGGAAGTGAGGGTGAGGAGATCGGTGGAGAACGAAGCGAGCTCATCGCCGGTAAGCCCAGCTGCTTTACCGAACGTACCGAAATCACCGGCAGCGGCCAGAGCGGCTGCTTGGGATTGGCCGATCGTTTGCGCAGCGGTTTCCGAAAAGTCGATGACTTTCTGTGCGCCTTCGCCGAACACCACCGAAGCGACATTCTGCGCTTCACCAACATCTGACGCCGCCTGCGCGAGTTCGTACAGCCCTTTACCAGCGACAGCGAACACGCCAACGGTAGCGGCCGCTGCACCCGCAGCTAGTGTGATCGCCGGGCCCAGAGCAGACATGGCACCAGTAGCACCAGCGGCGCCACCGGCGAGGTCGTCAAGCCCGGTTGAACCGCCGATCTGGGGCGCGGCAATAACGGGCGCTGTGATAGTGCCCACAGCGCCCTCAAGTACCGTTTCAGCGCGACGAGCTGAACCAATATCAGCGGTAGCTATAACTTGGGCGTCAACGGTACCTACAGCAGCGCTCAGAACCGATTCCGCACGAAGAGCGGAACGCAAATCAGCTTGAGCGTCAACGTTCGCATCGATCGACCCAATAGCGGTATTGATCTGCGCTTCGGCTTTCGCTACTGACGCCGTATCAGCGTGAGCGGTGATATTCGCGGTGATGTTGCCGAGCTGGCGTTCCACATCGCGGTGGAGTTTCGCGAGGTTCGCGGTAAGTTCCACGTCGATAGCGCCGAGACTCATCCTTCACCTCTTTCGTTCGATGGTGCCGCTACACCGAGAGCCATCAATTGCCGTGCGATCGACACCGCACCGGATGATTTCGGGCGTGCCGCTTCGGTGACAGTTTGAATATGGGAAACGATTTCGAGTTTCGCCCGTTTACGCGTCCCCAGAGTGATCCGTTCAGCTCGCGCAGCGGTTGTGTGCTGCAAGATCTGATCGAGGATCATTTCCTCGTGTGTCCACCCGCCCCTAGCGCGTTGCGTTGCCGAGTCTGCGGGTAAATAGTCGATCAGCGCCCGGAGTTCGCCCCACCGTCTACTGGTGTGCGCCCTGCGGAACTCATCACCGAACCGTGCACCGTAGTACCGGCGGAAATCGGCGATGAGTTCAGCGGGGAACGTTACACAGAGTCCGATGAGGCTGAGGGTTCCGGGGCCGCGTACCCGTACGCTGTCAACGTTGCTTTGATGAGCGAAGCCGCTGGCGCTACCGCAGCTAACGGGCCGCACATCTTCGCGACTACCGCTCCGAGTTCACGGTTAGCGTCAACCACGTCGTCTTTGGTCCCTTTGTCGCTTTGAGCCCAGATCACATTCCCGACAGCAACGGTGAACGCTAACGGTGGTTCTGCTGGTAGTTCGTGCGACCGCCCGGCCCATTTCAGAACTGTTGGTTCTGGTGGTTCGGACTCCTCGAGGTACTCGGACAGTTCAATATCTGGCATTACGTGTCTCCCCTAACGATGATGACCCCCGCCGGAGCACCGGCGGGGGTCGTGGTGCTAAGCGGCTACGAGTGCCGGGTTAGCGTCAATGAATGTGGCGTCACCCGTGGCGGGTAGCAGCACAGTGGCTTTCACCGGCAGGTTCACCGAATCCTCGGTAGACCATGTGATATCACCATCTGCGGTGAACACCACCCGACCGTGACCGATCCTGATCGTTTGAGCACCATCAACAACGGCGAACAGAAGCGCTTTCTCAACGCTCGCCAACGAGGTTGGCGTCCAACGCTCACCAGCTCCTGACGCTGCCCATGTACCCAACCCGAAGAACGCTTCAACGGTTGCTTTGGTCCACTGGGCCAGCTCGAACTTCCATGAGATTTCCCGCTCCGAAACACCGGAACGGATCGTCGCGCACGCGTTCGATGCGGTGATCTTGTATTCGGTGTCGTTAATTCCGATAGTCGGGTCGGAATTCACGATACCGAGCGACACGAACGGTGCGATCACAGCCTCGTCGGCGTCCACAAACGTGGACCCGAGCGGTGCGACATACACCTCCCACGTACACTGGTTCACAATCACTGCTGAGGAGTTCTTAGGCATAACCTGTCCTGCTTTCTTCGGGGGGGTAGCTATCGGTAGGTGATCGAGACAGTTAGAACACTCCGAGGAAGATCCGGGGTGCGTGTGGTGTCCCATATGGTTTGAGGTGCGGTGGTTTCCGTGACCCTCGAAATGTTCGGCGTTACCACAACGGCTGGCATTTCGAGGAGAGCCCCGCGGCATGTGGCAGCGAGGACATCAGCGCCGTGCACTGTTTCCGCCCAACAGTGAACGCTGATAGTCGCCCGGTCTGGACCGGAGATCATTTCGGCGTTTGATTGTGCGGATAGTTGCCCACCGATGCGTTGAATCCGGATACATGGGAGAACAAGAGGATCGGGGAGAGTGAGATACACCCGACCATCGATGAGGTCCGCTAGTTCAGTGTCAGCGATGAGGTGATCGCGAACAGGTGTGAGAATGTCTGGCAGCACAATGGTTGGCATATGTTCCCTTTACCTGTGGTACCCGGACCGGCCACCCGATTTGCCTGGATCTCGGAGCTCTAACCCGGCGGCGGTGATCGAAGCCCGGAACGGGGCAAACTCTGGGGTAGTGCGCGACCCGAACTCAACAATGTGAGCGTTCAACGAGGAGGAACCAACAATCACGTTGTCGCCAGCAACGATCGCCCTGAACGAGGTCGAGAACTCGGCGGTTTCGCTGGCCCTCACCCCGGAAGGTGATCTCTCCGCTGCCGCTTCGGCGAGTTGCTTACCGATTCTGAGGAGTTCCGGGCGCAGTTGGCGCCGGATCTGGGTTTCGGTTCTCCGGTCCGGACGGTACCCCACAGCTAACCGTCTGACCTCACGAGGCGAACCTCAATATGGTGACCATCTGACCCGGTTGGGGTTACATTCCCGAACGGCAGCGGGTGCCCATCCACAGAGAACGTATTATCACCAGCGACGATCATGTCGTGCTGGGAAATACTGGTCCCCGCTGGGAGAACCATCAACCACGTTTCTGTGGCTGTCGTTTGCCCCGACAGCGACTCCACGGTCGATAGCGGTTCCAAATACGCTGCAACCGAGGTCGCCCCAGTCGAGGTAAACACCCGGTCGCCGTGATCGTCTGTGGTCGGGTCGTAGTGCTCAATGAGGACCGGCGTGACCATGAAATCGGCGAAGTCCGTCATGCGGTGCTCTCACATTCTCGTAGTGGTAGCAGTGCGGCCGAACCTGCGACGAAGCGTTCTGAGCTCGTCGGGGGTGAACCTGAGGAACCGTGTCCCCGCTGTTGCAAGAAATTCAAGAACATCCGCAGTCGGTGCAGCGTACGAAACACTCGTCGCCCCGATTGTCTTTTGTGTCACCATTTGCCCTGCGCCACCATCAGCGGCGGCTGTGGCAATACTTGACGCCCTGAACATCGCAGCGAACCGTGCAGCGAGGTCTGATTTGATATCAGCGGGGATGGGGTCGTAACCGTGGCTGCATTCGATCGTGACCACATCACCGGGGCATACACATACACCGAGGCAGATGGTGCCCTCCGGTGCCCATGTGAACCCGGTGAGCGGCTCACTATTGATCTCGATCGTTTGCACCTCGACCAGAGGCCCGAACACCCGCACCGTGCTAGTGCATGAGCTGGGGCGGATTTCCACAGTGTGATCCGCCACGAACTCGTTACACCCAACCCCCGCAAGGGTAGATGCAGCGGCACCGATGAGCCCTTCGAGCGCGCCTGACTCGGCGGGGCATAGCGCCCGCCCGAGTAGCGACTCGACCGCTGCTGCATCAACGACAGCCATCAGACCTGCGATGCTTTCGCTGCTGCAGCCCGTTTCACAGCGAGTGAACCCACCGTTTTCGTTCCTTTGGGCTCTTTCGGAACACTGACCTCGGACCACCCCTCGGTGAGGAGCTTCTCTGCCCGCTCATCGGTGTCGGTGATTGTGGTGGTGCCCGCCAGCGCCGGGTGTGTGAACGTTCGTCGTGCCACTAGGTGCCTGCTTTCGCTCGAGCTGTGGATGTCTCAGAGATCCGGCTACTGGCACACGCCACCGTGTACCTGTAGCCGGATCTGAAATGTGCGCCTATTGAGCGAACTCAGTCCTCGGACTTCGCACCGCTAGCAGCGGTGCTTTTCGCCTTCGGTGCCGCTTTGACGAGCACAAGCTCACCGGCAGCAACTTTCGCTTCAAAGACTTCAAGCTGGTTACCACCATCTGGTGGTTCCATCTCAAACTCGGCACCACCTGTGCCCCTGTAAAGGGCCATCAGGTGATCGACGCTGTGAGGACAGCGAGGCCAGTCGGGCGGACGACCTTCGCACCGTACAGGTGCAAACCCTTGAGAGCGTCAGAGAACGCGCTTTCGGGGCGGTACGCCTCAACCTTAGTGATCTGCTCAGCGAAGCTGATCGCACCCGGTACACCGGCCTGCACAGCGTAATCGTCGCCGGTGATAACCGGAACGTTGTTCGACACGAGAACATCGAACCCGAACGCCCGACCAACCATGCCGTTCCGGAGACCCTCGGACGAACCTGATGCGTCAACACGAACGAACAGGTCGGAACCGAGGAGCAACGCGTGGTACCACGGCGGCACGATCACGTATCGGCCCTGATTCGGAACGTTCGCGGTGTCAAGCTTCACCTTAAGGTTGATGAGACCCTGAACAGCGATCGCTGGTGTGGTGACTGCGGTGGTTGCGATGAGGTTTCCCGCATCAACACCGGAGTACAAGCTAGCGACGTACTGATCGGCAACATCAGCGAGTGCGTAACCTGACTCGTCGGCGGCTTCGCTCATCAAAGCACCACCGGAAGCGCTCTGGCGCATATCGATGTCGTCCACCTCGAACGCGAAGTACTTTGCCTGATCGATGAGGAGGACTTTCTGGGCGTCAGTCAGGGTTTGCGGTGCGATGACCGTCGAATCCTTCGTGTACGTCGCCACGGTCGGTCGGCTGATCGACGTGATGTTGACCGTATCGCCACTGTTCGCGATTTCGCCTTCGTAGTTGCGGTTCACGACACCGGGGCCCGCGTACACGAGGCTTTTCTTGAGCGAGGACAACAGTTGTGCCGTCCAGATTTCTGGGATGAAATTTGAGATGGCCACTGGGGCCTCCTTTGGGTTTTGGGTTAGGAAACCCCAAGAAGGTCGTTGAGCTGGCCAGCGGCCTTAGCTGCAACGATCGCCTCGGGGGGCATACTTTTGAGGTCATCCCTAGTGAGTTGACCTGGTGCAGATGGTGTCCCCATAGCCCCGACAGGGGCCTGGGGTTTCGTCTGCGGTTTCGGGGCGATCGCTGAGAGTTTCGCCACAGCGGCGGTGATCCCGTCGCTGTCGATCCGCCCGTCATCGCCAATGAATTTGCCCGTGTCGATCAGATCAACCGCTTCACCAAGCGAGAGTCCTGCTTCGGCGACAGCGGCACGGAATTGTGCAGTCGCTGTCATTCCCGCTGTTTCTCGCATCGCTTCGGCGCGCCCTTCGGCTTTCGCTTCAGCTATTGCCCGCTCGTTGTCCGTCATTGACGCCTTGCGGAGTTCTTCAATTTCGGTGCGAGCCTTTTTGGCTTCGCGTTCGTGTTTGCGGGCCATCTGTTTCCAGTCGGTACCGTCGTCGCTTGCAGCGGGATCAGGTGCCGTTACCGGGTCGGTGGTTTGGTCGTTCTCAGGTGGGGGTGTCTCACCGTCGAGATCTTCGGGCATTGTTCCTCCATGCGGAAGTGGTTGTGACGGCGAGCCGTTCGGCTGCCGGGTGTTACTAGATGACAGCCTGCCGTTCGGCAGCCGGTCACGGTGCGGGTGTGGTCACCCGAACATTTTTGGACCTCGACCGCGACTTGTTCGCCGTTCTCGGTTTCCCCAAACGGGCGTTCCGATCATCTAGCTCGGCGTCAACCTGGTCGAATAGGTCCTGAGATCTTGATTTCACATCGCGGATCGTTTCCCCATCCACAAGAGGGGCAACAGTGCAACGGCAATGAGCGTGAATCGGGGCCAGATCAGCACGTTTGTACACACGATCAGCGGCCTGTACACACAACCCGCACGTTTCACCCGGTGCCGTAACCCGTTTCCAAAACCGGATCTCGTACGCGGCTGCTTCCTGGTACGCCGCTGACCCCTCACCGGCGGATTGGAACACAACTTCGGATGCTTTCGCTGCCACCTCGTCGAGCGCTTGGCTCACAACCTCAGGGGCAGAACCGGTCGCCGCTCGAACTGTTCGCATGATATCCGTGACGGCTTCCCTCGTTACCCGCTCAACCGCCGGTTTCACCGCAACCGCTTCGCCAATCACGGTGGACAGATGAGCGGTAGCGAGCTCGAACCCGATACCAGCGGAACCGCTCAACACACCCACCAGCGCAGCCTCAACCGCTACCAGATCCGGGGAATCAGCAACCAAAGCCGCACCAATCAACCGACGAACCGCAGCCAGAACCCTGTCAGTAAGCGCAGACAACGCCGCAGCGTACCTGACCTGAGCTGTAGCCGCCTCAGCCTGCGAAAGCATCAGGAGAAGGCGCTAGGAGCATCTGAGCGGCTTGCATCGAACGCCACTGCGCAATCGTTTGCGGTGAAGCACCATCCATTTCCCACAAAGCTTCCTGAGGGATCCCGATAGCCATCTTCTTCGTGAGAGCGTCCGCTAACTGCCCGTCCGTGTGTGTGCGAGGATCAGCCCACAGAATCTCAGCCGACGCGTCCCCGCCACCGGAATCACCGGTCAGAGATAACGCCAAACGCATCACAGATTCCCACGCCTCACCAAACGCCCGTTGGTGCCGCTCGCACTTAGCAACCAACCCCGATTCGAGCGCCCGGATCGTGTCCGCAGAAACGTTAGAGATCGACGTGGCCACATAATGCGCCGGGGTTTTCGACCTGGCAGCGAGAGCACCAACTCGGTACTCGATCGCTTTGATGTAGTTCGTCAAATTCGACTCGCCGAATTCACCGAACTTGATGTCAGCGTCCTCACCAACAAAGAGCTGATCCACGCCCGAACGGAACGGCTGTTTTGGGTTCCCCGCTTCGTCCTCGTCGAGCTCGAGGCCGGTCACCCACCGTTGCCGGTACGCTGCGAACTCAGCAGCGAGCAACAAATCAAACCCGAGTAGGTTGATTGATCGCAGAGCCCGCAAATGCGGCGCCATCTCGGAACGACCTGGGCGACCTGTTCGAGCGTTAGCGTGGAGCTCGATCACGGGCACCTCAGCAGGACCAGCCTCAACCTCGGACCAATCCCAATTTGAAACGTCGTCCAAATACGGGGTTGAGTGCATCGACGCGTGTTTCGACACGCCCTGCAAAAACTGGCCCGCAGTCCACACCGCAGCGTGGGAGAGGTTATCGAGATCAACCCAAGTCTTTAGAGCTGCCACCCGCACACGCCGACCACCCGGAGCGTACAGAACGATGGTCTCCCGAGGATCTTCAGGGGTGATCGATACCCCAACAGGTGAAGCGTCGTCAGCGACGACCATCACCGGGGCCCGCCCAGAAATCAGAGCATCCAGATGCACCTGATCCGAATCCGAGTCCATCCCGTTCGCCTGCCAAATATCCCAAGCCGGTCCCTCGGAATCGCCATCGAAGCGCATCCCGTTGATACGCAACCGCTCAGCGGGTGCGGTAACAATCATTCCAGCCCAGTTCTCCGACGCCATATCGAGCAACCGCTGATACGCCTCGTTGCACTCTTTCTTCACTTCTGGTTTCGGCTGCTCATCATCAAACCAATGATTGAACTTGTCGATCTCTGGCCGCTCAGCGCGAAGCTTCTTCCACAAGACCGGAAACGCATCGATAGGTTCCATGCGCACCTCCACTAGAACGCCACCACCCGGCGGCGTTTCGATTTCGTTGATTTAGCCCCAGCCGCAATAGCGTCAGCACGGGTCTCATACGCGATCACCGCAGCAACACACGCATCGATCTTGTTTCGCGAGTGCCGGTTTTCCTTCTGGATCATCATGTGCCCGGACACAGCCGTTTGGCGTGCGTTCCGAACATGCTCAGCCAGAACCGAATCACCATCATGGGTGAAACTGTGCGATTTCGACGCCGTTTGGAAACGCTCCAACGCCCGGCCCATCGCCGTGCGTCGGTTCGTCCACCACTCCACAACCTTCTTCTCGTCGTGGTTCTCACCGTCGTACTGCCCGGCCCATTTGTCGAGGTAATCCTGCCAATGAGGAGGGTCAGCGCAGAACCGCCACACCTCAAACCGCTGCATCGCTTCGGCGACCGCCTGGTCAACCGCCACACGGTCAACAGACTCTCCCTCGTCCGGGCGCCAAACACCAAGGGTGAACAAATGCCCATCCGACACACGGCAACCGATCAGCGCGGTGCAGTCATCCACCGTCGCACCATCGAACCCAAGAACGATGAGCTCACCATCGGCTACCACCTGGGTAGTGTCAGCCATCTCAGCCCAATCATCAGGATTGATGTACTGGTTCGAAGTCGAATGCCGCTGATTCAAGAAGTACCTGCGGGCACCAGCCTCTGATTCCTCAGGATCGCGCATCTCGCCCATGATCCGAACCAGATCCATCCACTCGGATGCATCGCCGTACACATCCGCCAACGCCGCCAGGAGCGCCTTATCGTCCTTGTAAATGTCCTCCACCGGAGGGGCTTGCCTGTGATCTATCAGGATCGACGGTGACGGATCATTCATTGTGGTTTCAGCAACCGACATTTCACCGATAGCGAACATGGTTGTGGTGTCCAACATCCACGGTTCAGCCGCACGCCGTTTCGCAAGGTTCCGCATCACCGTGCGGTGCATCTGCTTCAACTCCGGCAACGTATACAGATGGATCTCATCCGCCACCGCGAACGTTTCCTTGCCGCCATCTTTCGATGAAGCGGAAGCGCTCGAGGGTCGCACCTCGCCCTGATCCCTGTTGAACAGCACCCTGGTCAGCCCAACATCGAGACCGGCGAACTCGCGCCCACCGGTATCCTTGGCGTGCTGCAACATCATCCGAACGTTGTCGTACGTGTTGCCCGTCTGAGTTTCCTCCGTAGCAAGGCACCGAATGAACGGTGACCTGACCGGGCGACCAATCGGATCACCCTGCTTTGACCACCCATCGAACCGGGCCGGGCCGAGCAGCTCTGCGCAAGCGACCATCCCAGCAATTTCAGACTTCGCACGACCCTTCGGTCTCGACAAGATCCCACGCTTGAACAAGCGCCGCCCGGTCTGCTCGTCCAACCGGTACACGTGGCACAAGAACCGCGACATCTCAGCATCA